GTCTGGTGCCTAGGACTTGGTGAGGTAAAAGTACGAAATGTAGCCATTATTAATATTATTTTGTTTTTGTTGTTTTCCATATTTTCTGTTGTTTTTGTATTTTCCAATTTTTCCATGTTTTTGTGTTTTTCCATATTTTTAATTGTTTTTGTGTTTTTACATTTTCTACTGTTTTTGTGTTTTTGTTCATCGGCGGACCAATGCGTTTCCTGCGGCGTAAGTTAACATAGGGGCAGAGGGGGTTCCGAATAGTAAAGTTTTCACGAGTTGGTAGGTTGCATTTGGATTGTCTTGAGCGGCGTTGATGGCTTTGTTGACAGCGTAGGAGGACCAGGATCCCAACTTTGAAATGATGTTCTCAGTTAAGGACGTGTTTGCGGAATTTGTGGTCTTACTTCTAGCTTGGGAGCCGATGAGTTCGTGGTGTTGAACGAGTTCAATTTCGACGTCTTCGCCGTCTCTGCCGCTGTAAAGAATTGCGAGAAAGTGACTTTGTCCTGAAAATTCTGGGTAGTTGGAGTTGCCATAGGAGAATTCGGTCGCATTGATGGGTTGGTAAGTACACATGTGCCAATTTCGGTCGAAATCGTCGGAAGTGGAATTGTCGTAGAGTCGGAATTCTGGGAATGTTTGTCCAACCCACGCCTGGTGGTTTGGATTTTCGCACATTGATATGCGACCGGATCTATTTAATTCTGTTCCTGTGTATCTTACTCGAACGCCCATGGCGACTAGGCGCTGCTGAAGTCCGTCTGTGCCAAAGTCTGTTGTTGAGTAATTCGAATTACTAGTTGCCACGATGATGCCGGTTCCTGTTGAGGCGAAAGAGGAGCCGACGTCACCATCGTAAGCGACATTTGTCAGAGCCATGGCAGAGGCGTTGTTGGAGGCAGAGCCACGTGCGATCACGAATCCTTGGCCTAGGATTCCGATTTTAGTGGTTGTACGGATAAATGTTCTCATTTTCTGTGATGGAAAGGCAGGGAAAGAGGGGAGACAAGCACCTTTTGCTGTTTCGTCAAAAGGGTTTATTAATGCTATGGAATATTTAACAAGACAAGCATCAAGTTCTTTATCAGGTGTGAACATGAAGTTATTAGGTTGGCGTACAAGTTGAGTTTTCCTCACCGCTACTTTAGTAGTAGCGAGGGGGGCCCCAACAGAGTTAGGGCGGGTGGTGTTCTTTTGGGACACCACGTGTTGGACGTACCGTTTCTCTTTTTCCGCGGCTGACAGGTTGCGGATTTTCGGTCGTCGCATGAACGCTTGCTTTGACTGGGCGGTCATTTTGTTTAAACTTCTTTTCCTCCGAAGTTTTTGGTCGAGGTGGCTTTGTGGTCTTAATTTTCCCCCGTTTATCTTCGCTCGTCCCGGGTTTGACGGGGGCGTTCATAAGCGGTTTGGCAGGTGCGGGTGGGAGTGGACCATTGTCAGTGTATACTCCGGTGTCATCAGGATGTATCGGGCGATAACTCTCGTAGAACTTTTTCACGAAGTCGCCATACGATTTGGCGCCCGTCAGTGAGTTCAGGAAAGTCTGATACCAGTCCTGTTGGTCGGTGTAAGCCATGTACGCGTCAACCCAATTGTCGGCATTGGAGAAACTGTGGGCTACAACCTTGCCGCCTGTTTCGATCACTCGTCTCAAATGATAGGACAAGTGCAGGCGATACTTGGGGTTAGATAGATCCACAGTGCGCGATTCGGCTAGGAGTAACATGCAGAATGTTGAAACGGGGGGAAAATGTGCATCCAGCGCCATGAGAGATTGTGCTTTAAGTGTTATCAATTCAGCATCCGGCAACTCTCCGGATTTGCTGGTGTAAGCAAATTTCGTCATGGTACGAGCAATGTCGACTATTGAATTCGGTTCGTAAAACCAAGTAGTCGGCCCATAGATCCTGCCCAAGAATCCAACAAAGCCACCTTTTTGCACGGTTGAGGTCTTGATCGTGAGACCAAGTTGCTTGCAAGCCCATTGCACGTGTTCCTCGTCGAGTGGGTACGTCAGTGAGTCATCGCCGCCGTGGATTCCGATCAGGTCATAAGCCCGCTCTGGTTCAAGCGTGCTCCTTCTCAATGCCAAGTAGTCGGCGAACGCTGCAACTGTGGTATTCAGCAAGGAAGTGTCAAAACCGCCGGAAAGTCTTTCGTATTGTGTGACGTCTCCATTGGTTGTGTTCCTGTGGTGCAGATTCGAATGTACTTGTAGTGCATCGGTGAGGACAGAGGGATCGAAATGGCGTGTGAACAAACGAG